ATTAGCTCCGAATGGTGATATACATTTTGTTCCTTTTGCTGCTAATAGAGGCCAAAAAATTTCTACTCTTACGGGAAAACCATTTAATAGAACTATTTGCGAATCCCCCTTTTTTAATAAATTATAACATACCATATAACATTAAAATTTTTATAACTACCCAAAATTATTGCTTTTTGTCTTTTTATATGATATCATATAGGTTCATATGACCAAAAGGAGTATAAGTGAAATCGTTTATCATAACAACATTATTAGATGGTGATAAGTTTCATTCTAAAAAAGGCAATAAAGAATGGTTTATTAAAAATGATTACGAAAAAGAATATATAGAAATCATTCAAACCACTGCTTACTTAAGCAACCCTTCTTTTACACAAAGATTATATCATATTGTCAATGACATTGATCAATTAATAACATGTCCTAACTGCAATAATACCCCACAATTTATTTCTCTTAAAAAAGGATATAGAACATATTGTTCTAATAAATGTCAAATTGAGTTTACAAAAGAAAAAAGAAAACAAACGATCAAAGACAAGTATAAGATAAATCCTTTACATTCTATTTCTGCATCGGAAAAAAGAAAACAAACAAACCTAGAAAAATACAATTCAGAATATCCTTTTCAGAATAAATCTATACAAGCAAAACAAAAACAATCAATGCTAGATTTATATGGAGTAAAAAATCCTTCCCAGTTAGAACACGTAAAAAAACAAAAAATAAAAACTTCGTTAAATAATTGGGGAACGTCCCATCCTATTCAAAATACAACCATAAAAAATAAACTGAAAGCAACTTCGCTTGAAAGATATGGACGGGAATATTTTTTCCAAACTACAGAATTCAAAGAAAAGATAAAAGATTATGTATTTCCTTCTCAATCAAAAGCAGAGACCGAAATTATAGAATTTCTAAACCAAAATGGCATCACTAATATAGAACAAGGAAACAGAAGTTTACTAAACGGAAAAGAATTAGATATCTATGTAAAAGACAAAAATATAGCAATAGAATATTGCGGATTATATTGGCATTCGAATAAATTTAAAGATAAATCTTATCATAAAGAAAAGTTCAATGCTTGTAAAGAAAAAAATATTCAACTTATTACTATATTCGAAGATGAATGGAACACAAAAAAACTTTTAGTAAAACAAAAATTATTACATTTATTAAATTCAAATAATACTATTAAGATATACGCAAGAAAATGTGAAATTAAACTTGTAGACACTAAAGAAAAAACTTATTTCCATGGTCGTTACCATATACAAGGAAACGGTATATCTTCCTTAAACATAGGTTTATATTTTGATACGGAATTAGTTTCTTGTATGAGTTTCAAGGTAAACAAAAATAAACAGTTCGAACTAACGAGATATTCGACAAGATACCATGTAATAGGAGGGTTTAATAAATTATTAAATCACTTCAAGATTAACTATGATTGGAATGAAATTATCACCTTTGCCGATCTAAGATGGCATCTTGGTAATGTATATAAAATTTCTGGTTTTATAGAAGATAAAATACTAGACACGGATTACAGTTACATTATAAATAATAAAAGAATACATAAATTTAATTTTAGAAAAGATCAAATAAAAAATAAATTCCCAGAACTATATAATGAAAATCTATCTGAAGCAAAGAACATGGAAAATATTGGTATATTAAAAATTTATGATTGCGGAAAAATAAGATTCAAATTAACTAAAGAATAAACAACTATGGCTAAAGTATCATCAAGAGAAGAACTAAAAGAATATTGCCTAAGACGATTAGGATTTCCTGTAATTTCTATCAATTGTTCTGATGAACAATTAGAAGATCGTATGGATGATGCTCTACAATTTTTTACTCAGTATCATTACGATGCAGTGGAAAAAATTTATGCTAAACATGAAGTTACTCAGGAAGATATCGATAATAGATACCTAACCGTAAATGATTCTGTTATATCTATCACTCGAATGTTTCCTTTATCAGATACTTGGACCAAAAGCTATATGTGGGACATTCGATACCAACTCAGATTACATGAGTTATGGGATTTTACTTCTATTAATATGTTAAATTATGTTGTTACAATGCAACATCTTAGGAATCTTGAATTATTATTTACTGGTGAAGTTCCTATTCGTTATCAGAGGCATACCAATAAAGTTTATCTTGATCTTGCTTGGGGAACAACAGAATTGCCATTAGGAGCAACAGTTATTCTTGAAGGATATGCTATTATTGATCCTGATGTATATCATAATGTCTATAATGATATGTGGCTAAAAGAATATTGTACTGAACTTTTCCGTCGTCAATTTGGTACTAACCTATTCAAACATAAAGATATGGAACTTCCAGGTGGAGTTAGACTTAATGGAGGAGAAATATTAATGGAAGCTAATCGTAATATTGAAAAATTAGAACAACAAATTCAAGATAGATTTGAAGGCGTATTAGAATTTGTTATAGGTTAATACCATGCCTACTTCTGTTTTCTTTAATAATTATAATAATAGACAAGAACAAGATTTAGTTGAAGATCTTGTTAATGAAAGTTTATATATCAAAGGATTTGATGCGTATTACATACCTAATGATAATGATCAAGCCAGAGATTTATTATATAACGACGATCCACTTAAAAAATTCGAACGTTCTTATACAATAGCTTGCTACCTTTCTAATTCTCGTGATCCTGGTATGAATAATGATTTCTTTTCTAAATTTGGATTAGAAGTAAGAAATAATGTCAGAGTATTATTAGGCAGAAGAGAATTCTCTAAAAGAGTTCCTCAGAATGAATTCAAAAGACCCAGAGAAGGCGATTTATTATACATACCTTTCCTGTCAGGAACAGGAGAACTATATTCCATTAAATTCTGCAATGATACCGATGATTATTTCTTATTAGGCAGACAATATCCTTATTATTGGGAACTAGAACTAGAACTATTTAAATATTCTCATGAGGAAATTTCTACAGGAATAGAAGATATCGATATGGTAGAAACTAATAGCTCTTATTCTATAAATTATCAATTATCAATAGGAGAAGGCGATTATGAATTACAAGAAACTGTTTATCAAGGAAATACAGCAATAGATTATATAGCAAAAGGAACTGTTCAAGAATGGGATAAAAGTAACAAAATTCTTCGTGTTTCTAATATATATGGAGAATTTGCTAATGGTTCTATTATAAGAGGAAATAGTTCTGGTGCTAGGTACACATTACAATCCTATGATCCACAAGATGAACCAAAAATAGAAAATTCATGGGATAATAAAGTTATAGAAGATTATTTTGATAATATTATGGATACCTCAGAAACAAACCCACTTGGTAATCTATAAAGGAATATCATAATGAGCACCTTAGCTTTCTATCATAAATGTATAAGAAAAACTACAGCGTCTTTTGCTTCTTTATTTAATAATATTATACTCATTAGAGATGATGGACAAAGAATCATGGTCCCTGTCGATTATGCAGATGGAGAAAAATACGTAAAACGATTAGAAGGAGACCCTGAACTTAATAAAAAAGTACAAGTCGTATTACCCAGAATAGCATATGAATTTAACGGGTTTCGATATGATAAAGATCGAAAACTTAATACCAATAATAAAAATTATGCACCTTCATCTAATGCAGATAAGATCTTTTATCAATATAATCCCGTTCCTTATGATTTTGATTTTACTGTGACAGTATATACCAGAACCGTAGAAGACGGTAATCAAATAATAGAGCAAATCATTCCTTATTTTACTCCTGATTTTACCTTAAAAGTGTTCTTAGTACCAGACATGGGAATATCTAGAAATCTTCCAGTACTACTAAACTATGCAGAACCCTTTATAAATTCAACAGGGCCTTTTAATTCAGAATTAAGATCCGTCTATTGGACCCTTAAATTTACCGTTAAGGGATATATCTTCGGTGCAATAAAAGAAGGACCAATTATCAAAACTGCTAATACTAATTTCTCAACCGATGCTTCTGTATTCGGTGACGGTAAAGGGGTTTGCTGTACAGGAAATCAAACCAAATCTTTTATCGTCCAATCAGGAGGATACGGAAATTATATAAATAATGAAGTCGTTTATCAAGGAAGAAATCTCGAAACTGCTTATGCAAGCGGAATAGTATCAGATTGGATACCATCAGCAAATACACTTGTTATATCAGAAATATGCGGAGAATTTAAATTCAATCAACCCGTTATAGGAACAGATTCTTTAGCTATACATATCCCAGTTTCTAATAGTTCAAATACTACTACCGCCCTTAAAATTAGTGTCGCTGTCAATCCATTATCAGCAAATGCTAATTCTTATTGGTCAACTAATACAACTGTACAAACCTATCCTAATATAAACTAATATGAGCACCTTTGAAAATAAAATGAATGAAATATTTGATCTGGCTCCTATAGAACTAGATCATCCCGTTACTCCATATAATAAAAAAGAAATACTATTCGATAACCTCGAAAACGATCTTAAATCTGATTACGAAAAAACAAGAGAAACTCTAGACGAACTTATAGAAAAAGGAAAAATCGCACTGGATGATATTATCTCTATAGCAAAAGATTCAGAAAAAGCAAGAGACTTTGAAGTTGCTGCTACCATGCTCAAAGCTGTCGTAGAAGCTAATCAACAAGTATTAGACCTACATAAAAAAATAAGAGATATCGCTAATTATAAAGAAAATGTACCTAAAGGCGATACTAATATCAATAATACTTTATTTATAGGATCTACAGCAGACCTGTCAAAAATGTTAAGAGAATTAAAAGAAAAAGATAATATCATCGAGGATGTTAATAATGAATGAACAAGAAAATACTTCTTATCGATCTAATATACTACTCAAAAAATGTGGCGTAAAATTAAATTATACAGAAGATCAATTAGCCGAATATATTAAATGCTCACAAGATCCTATATATTTCTTGACAAATCATGTCAAAGTAATACACGTCGATAAAGGTGAAGTGCCATTCGAATTATATCCATTTCAAAAAGAAATGATCAAAACTATCCATGAAAATAGACGAGTAGTAGGTAGAATTGGAAGACAATCAGGTAAATGCTTTTGTACAAATACTCCTATAAGATTACGAAATAAAATAACTGGTGATGTAATCGAAACTACTATAGGAGAATTTTACAAAATGCAATCTGACAAAAACTATCAAAATGACACCTTTTAACTTTAATGACAAAAATAAAATATTAACATAAACAAATTTACTATGCAACATAAGTTATCAGATACAATAGAAAGAAAGTTTATTGATACTATCGAATTAAATAATGAATGGGAAATCGAATCTGACCAAGGTTGGGTTCCAATTTCTCATGTACATAAAACTATTCCATATAAAGAATGGATCATAAAAACTAATACTTCAGAATTAATATGCGCCGATACCCATATCCTATTCGACCAAAATCTAAACGAAATATTCGCAAAAGATATTATACCTAATAAATCTTATGTAATGTGTAAATCCGGACCAGAATTAGTCGTTTCTGTAACAGAAACAAATATAGAATCTAATATGTTCGATCTAACCGTAAATTCAAATGAACATAGATTCTATACAGGAAATTTCTTATCCCACAATTCTACTACTACTATCGGTTATATCCTATGGGCAACCCTGTTTAATGATAACTATACCGTCGCTTTCCTTGCTAATAAAGGCTCACTCGCTATAGAACTATTAGACCGATACCAAAAAATGTATGAATCTATTCCATTGTTCTTACAACAAGGCATAGTATACTTCAATAGAGGATCTGTAGAATTAGAAAACGGATCTAAAGTTATCGCAGCCGCTACCTCTTCTTCTGCTATACGTGGCAATTCTTTCTCTCATGTAGTACTAGACGAATTCGCTCATATTCCAAATAATTTAGCGGAAGAATTCTTTGCTTCTGTATATCCAGTGATTTCCTCAGGTGAAAAAACAAAATTAACAATGATCTCTACTCCTTTTGGTTTAAATCTGTTTTATAAAATATTCACAGATGCTAAAGCAGGAAGAAATGATTATAAATGTATAGATGTTCATTGGAGTGAGGTACCAGGACGTGATGAACAGTGGAAATTAGATTTTATTAGAAATACAAGTTTAAGACAGTGGCAGCAGGAAATAGAATCATGTGGAACTGATACTATATTGCACGTCAATGGAAAAGAGATTACTATTGGAGAGTTATATGATATATTATCTACAAAAAGCATACTGACACAATGATAGGTTTCATTATATTCTTCTGATCAAACGAGTTGTCAACAACAATTTGATTTACAACAGATAGAGATTATTTCCGCAGTCATAGATTTTATTATAACCGTTATTTCTCATGATCATAGATTCGCTTAATGAAGGATCATAGGGAGTTTTTATTATTTTATGTAATTTATTTTTCTGTGTTTTATATCGACTTATGCGAACTATAGAATTTGTCCAGAAGTATCCTGGTTCTGTAGTTTTTAAAAAGGTACCAAATTTTTGATATATAGAACCATTAAAATATCTTAGATCGGTATATGAATAGAGTTGGGTATAATCTTGTTTTATTGCTGATAGTAATTTAGAGAATCCTCCTATCACTGAATAATTGAGTTTATTACAATAACGAATAAGTTCATAAGAATCTTTATGGAATCTATTTTTTCCTACAGAAGCAACGGAAACGAGTTCATTGTTATGGAATAAGCAATAATAATCTTTTGCTTTAGTATTACCTTGGATATGATTATATCCAATGAAGGTTCTTATTTCTTTATTATTAAGTTTCAGCAAGGTACAATTTCTCGCATATAAGGCATATAAGCGTTTTGTATAGATTCCTAATTTAGACAGGAGTATACTTTTTACTATGTCTTTTTTGTATATCCATTCATCTTCAAATACATGGACAAGAGTAATATTTTTATTTTTACACAGTAGAGTTTTATTGATATGATAGCATTTAGGTTTCTTTTGATCAGAATGCCAATATAATCCATTATACTCTATTCCAATATTATACTCAGGGAGAAATATATCAATTTCTTGAGGTGCTATGATATTTCTTTTATTAGTTTCTACGATTGTATAATTTGTCAAAAACTCAACCAATTCTTTTTCGCCTGTTGAGCAAGTAAATCGTTTACTTTCTATATTATATTTTTTTAGATAATTTAGAACTGTTCGTTTTGTTACTGACAATTCCTCTGCTATTTTTTTAATGGTTTTTTGTTTGGTATGATGTTCATTGATTAACCATTCTGCATCATTTAATTTTTCAAGGGCATCTTGAGGAATATTTTTTTGTGTATTATTTTCTACTCCGTACTTAGATATATTAGAGTTTTTTATTTTATCTTTTACTACAGAGGATTGTAAAACATGTTCCACTCCATATTTTTTGAGATTAGTTTCTTTTGTTTTTTCTTTAATAAGATTTGATTTTGCTGGATTAGTAGTACCGTACTTTTGAATATTAGTTTGTTCTATTTTTGATTTCTTTTCTTTACTATTAGAAGCACATTTACATGAACAATATTCAAGATATCCATACTGAAAGTTTTTAAATTTTACTGGCGTTATTTTACAGGTTTTACATAATGGAATATTAGTATCATACATGATACTATAAATCTGCTGTGTTATATTATTACCAGTAGCGTTTTGAATTGCGGCATATTCAGATGCAAATCCTGATTTATTAAACCATTCTTCTTTTAATCTATTGGAATTGATTTTATTAGTATGTGTAAGAAGATGTTCTTTAATGAATTGTTTTAGTTTGAGATCATCCATAATAGTTTACAAGCAATATGTAACAACATTTAAGTTAATGTCGTTTGAATTATCAAAAACAATTATTGCGCTTGGAAAAGGAGCAGATGTATCAGAATTACCAAACTTTAATCTGCCTCTAATAAATCTTATTTCAGATGCTTTCATACAATAGTCATGCCAATATTTTGTATCTGTTCTACTTGGTATAAGACATACTACGACATTACCGTTCAGACTTTCTTCATATGCTTTTTTAATCCATACTCCTAGTTGTCGGCCATAAGGAGGATTCATCCAACAAATACCATTCCATTTTTGTTTAAGACCATCTATTTCTGGGGTATAATAATCTTTACACTTTGCGGTTTCTGGTAATGCGCATACATCCAAGGTAAAATTAAATTCCTTATTTAGTTTATCAAATATATCTTGTGGAGTTTCCCATGTCATATCCTTACTTGAAAACATTAGTTCTGTGTTCATCTATTCTCCATTATTTTTACATAAATATTTTAATATGATTATTTATAACGTTCGAAGAGTCTAAGAAATCCGAAAACACACCATCTTCAGCGGTGTATTAGTTCATTATACCATAGTTGTCACCAGAAGTAAAATGTCATGTTAAAGTACACGAATGATTTTGTAGAGAATTCTAATAAACATAAAATATTAACGCCTGATGGATATGAAGATTTTCTTGGTGTTAATAAAATCACCAAAGATCGTTACATTCATTTAATTTTCTCTAATGGAAAAGAAATAAAGTGTTCTGAGGATCATCCTTTTTTAACATCGGAAGGCATTGTTAGAGCAAAAGAGTTAACAAAAAAAATTGAAATTGAAACAAAAGATGGATTAGGATGTTTTGTTCTTAATAAAAGAACCATAAAGAAACGAATAGATTTATATGATATTGTTAATTCTGGTAAAAAACATTTATATTATACCAATGATATAATATCACATAACTGTAGTTTTCTTGGTTCTACTAATACACTTATTTCTAGTGAAAAATTAGCATTCTTAGCATATAAGGAACCCTTAAAAACTTTTTCTGATATGGTCATTTATGAAGATGTCATAAATGAATCTTTTGATGAAGAATCTGGTGAATTAGTCACTAGGGATCATATTTATGTTTTATGTGTAGATGTATCAGAAGGAAAGAATCTGGATTATTCTGCATTCTCTGTAATTGACATTTCTACTATGCCTTATAGACAAGTAGCTGTCTATAGAAATAATGCTATTTCTCCTATGTTATTTCCTAATATTATTAAGACTTGTGCTGAATATTATAACAAAGCCTATGTTTTAGTAGAA